GGTTGACGTTGAAATATATAACCCTTATACTGGGATGTTTCAACAAATGCGATTTGATAAAAAGAAAATTGCGATTATACAAAATCCTTATTATCGCATAATGAATGCTAATGGGTCCGTTGCAAAACGATTAATGGCGAAACTTAGTTTGGGTGATGTCTTTGATGAACGTATAGCTTCTGATAAGATGAACTTGATTGTTCAACTACCATATGCAGTATCATCAGGGCTTAAGACAGCAGAAGCAAAAGCAAGAGTAAACGACTTAACCGCTCAAATGCAGTCAAACCCATATGGTATAGCATATATTGGAGTTAACGAAAAGATAACCCAATTAAATCGAGCTATTGACAATGGTATTAGAGATAACATTAAAGAATTGAAAGAAATGTTATACTCTCAGTTAGGAATAACACAAGAAATTATGGATGGTACTGCTGATGAGCAGACGATGATAAACTACTATTCGAGAACTATCGGCCCGGTTGCAAAAGCAATACGAGATGAGTTTAGTAGAAAGTTTATTAGCCAAACAGCCCGTACACAAAACCAAGATATAGTGTATTATAGAAATCCATTCGAGCTGACTCCCGTGTCAAAGATTGCAGATATTGCAGATAAATTTACTCGTAATGAGATTCTATCACCTAATGAATTGCGTGGTATTGTTGGCTATAAACCATCGGATGATCCAGCTGCTAATGAGTTAAGAAATAGAAACATTAATCAAGCACGATCAGCTCAACCATCATTGGATGGAGCCCCTCCAGAAGGCGCTTATCCTGAGATGCCAAACGAGGCTGAAACTCCATCCGATACACTTAGTGTTCCTATTGATTCTGTTTAACGTCAAAATGGGATAGTATTTAGTAATTGGCTAAGACTAAAAACGCAGTCAAGTTAAACACATTTATAGTTTTGATGTTTTTTGGATTCATCAGGAAAGGAGAAAGTAAATGCCAAAAAATAAGAAGTATGATTTCTGTGGTTGGGCGACTAAAAACGATCTACCTTGTTCTGATGGTAGAACGATTAAAGCAAATGCGTTCAGTGCTCAAGATGGCGCTGAAGTACCACTAGTATGGCAGCATGATCATTCAAGCCCTGATCTTGTTCTTGGTCATGCCGTTCTAGAAAATCGTCCAGAAGGCGTATTCACATATGGGTATCTAAACGAATCCCCTATGGGAAAGCGTGCTAAAGAATTACTTAAGAACCAAGATATTAAATCACTTTCGATTTATGCAAACGGTCTTAAGCAGCAAGGCGGTAATGTATTACATGGAGTAATTAGAGAGGTTAGTCTGGTCTTATCTGGAGCAAACCCTGGCGCTGTAATTACTGATGTAGCTATCGCACATGGAGATTCAGTATCAATCGTTGAAGACGAATTTATTTATGAGGTCGGAGAAGACAATGTAGAATTAACTCTACAACATGCGTCTAAAGACGAGGATGTTGAGGAAGAAGGAGATAAGATGAAGGACACAGAAAAGAAAGAATCTAAGGCTGAAGAAGCTAAGAAAGAAGCTAAAGAGCCTGAAGATTCAGAAGAAACAGTCGGTGATGTCTTAAAGACATTCAACGAAAAGCAACGCAAAGTCATGGAAGTTCTAATCGGAAAAGCTATTGAAGATACTAAGAACGGTGAACTCGATGACGATGAAGAAGACGAAGAGGAAGATGTTGAACATTCCGGATTAGGAGAAGATGATATGCAATACAATGTATTCGAAAACAAAGGTACAAATGAAGCTTCCGTATCAAAGGAAGAATTTGAAACACTAATGCATGATGCTTTCAAGGACGTTAACAAGTATGGCGGATCCTTAAAGGAATCATTCTTAGCTCATGCTGCTCAGTATGGTATGGAGAATATCGGTGTATTATTCCCAGATGCTAAGAACATTAGCTCTACACCAGACTTTATTGCTCGCCAACAGAATTGGGTTACAGAGTTCTTAAACTTTGTTCACAAAACACCATTCTCACGTATTAAGTCTACATTTGCTAACATTACAGCAGATGAAGCACGTGCTAGAGGTTTCGTAAAGGGCAACAAGAAAGTAAACGAAGTATTCCAGTTACTTAAGAGAACAACTACTCCATTTACTATCTATAAGAAACAACAGTTAGACCGTGACGACGTTCTTGATATCACAGACTTCGATGTAGTTATGTGGTTAAAGGGCGAAATGCAATTAATGATTAATGAAGAAATTGCTCGTGCCGGCTTATTCGGTGATGGTCGTGAAGATTTAGCTGCTGAAAAGATTGATGAAACTAAGATTCGTCCAGTAGCTAAGGACGCTGACTTATTCTCACTCAAGTACAACTTTGAAGGTACTGGTGAAGCTGCTGCTAAGGCATTCATCGTTGCTCACGTTAAGGCTATGGCTAACTATCGTGGACAAGGTGAAATCAAGATGTTCATCCGTCAGTCTATGTTAACAGAACTATTACTATTAACAGATACAATGGGTCGTGACCTATATGAGAATGTTGATAAGTTAGCTATCAAGTTGCAGGTTAGCAAGATTGTTCCTGTACCAGATGAAGTTTGCGGAAAGGTTACTTCTGTAACACTTGGTGGCCAGGGCTATAACATCGGTTCTGATAAGGGTGGTTCATTGAACATGTTCGACGACTTCGACTTGAACTACAACCAGATGCAGTACCTATTAGAAGGTCGTTGCTCTGGTGCTATGACTGTTCCATATGGTGCAATCGTATTAGCTAACAAGGCTGACCAACCTTACACAGCAGTTCCAGGTTCTTATGACATCAGTAAGAAGACTGGCGAAATCGTAAACAAGGGCGTTGAACAGTCCTAATTAGTTTACTAGAGAGGTGCTTTATGAAACATAGAGGGATTATAGGATTTGTTGTAACTAGCGAAGTAAGGCCTGGTGTATACTTACCGGAGCCAGAAGAGCGAACCTACTATATGGACGTTCTATTGGATACGACATACCGTCGCCCGTCTAGCTATGTGAACGACAACATTGAAGTCCGCAATAAGTTCAGTGTAGTGTCCGACTCGTATATCAAGAAGCACCTTTCTTCAATTGCTTATGTCGAGTGGGGCGGGTCAAAATGGAAGGTTGAATCAGCTAAATCAATTCCGCCAAGAGTTGAAATAACAATAGGAGGAGTTTGGCATGATGAAAAATCTAACTAGACGTCTTGCTTTGCATAACGAATTAGTATCCATACTAGGTGATAGTAAGCGAGTTTACTATTCTCCGCCTAATGGGTCTAATATAAAGTATCCATGTATAATCTATAAGAGACGTAGAGATCTCGATGAGTATGCTAATGATGGTAGATACCTAGCATTTAAGGCATACCAGATAACATGTATATATCAAGATCCTGACTTAGAATTAGAAGCTGAGGTATTAGAGCATTTTAAGAATAAGTGTTCTATTGAAAACTTCAATACCTATGATGGATTAAATCAAGCACATTTATTGCTATATTATTAAACGGAGGAAAGCAAATAATGACTAAATTAATGTGGGATGAAGCTGACAAGCACATCTATACTACTGGTACAAGCCATGGTGTTCTTCAAGTAAGTGGCGCTACAAAGGCTGTTGCTTGGAATGGTTTAATTGGCGTTACTGCTACACCAGCAGGCGCTGATGAGAATAAGTTCTATGCTAATAACAATAAGTATTTAGGACTACGTGGTGTTGAAACATTCGGGGGTACAATTAAAGCCTATGACCGACCAGACGAATTTGAAGCTTGTGATGGTTCTGTAGAACTTCAGAAGGGTCTACGTATTCACCAGCAAACTCGTTTACCTTTTGATTTCTCTTGGCAGACAATTAAGGGTAACGATAGTAAGTTAGATGAATATGGTTATGAAATTCATATCGCTTACAACTGTACAGCATCTCCATCTGCTCGTGATTATACAACAGTAAATGAATCACCAGCACCATTGGAACTATCTTGGGAATTCCAGACAACACCTGTTGCTGTAGAGAACGCTAAGCCAACATCATATGTAACAATTGATTCTACTAAAGTTGATCCAACTAAGCTTAAGAAGATTGTTGATGCTTTATATGGCACACAAACAACTGAAGCTAAGATTCCATCAATTAACGAATTAGTTACAATGATTAAAGCTGCTTAAGTTTTAAAATGATCGAAAGGAGATTATAAAACATGTATAGAGATCATAGAACATATGTTGATTTTAATGGAGTAGAAAGAACTGAAGACTTCTATTTCAACCTATCAAAGGCCGAAATTGCAGATATGGAATTATCTACAACAGGCGGCATTAAAGATATGGTTAATAAGATTCTTGAAGCCAAAGA